AAGTCTATTTCCAATGCTTACAGGTTAAAAACTGGATTATCAGAAAAAGAATTACTAGATTTAATGAATAAGGAATCATGGTTTAATGCACAACAAGCACTAGAATATAAGTTTGTTGATCAAATAATGTTTGATGATCAAATGCAATTAGTTGCGAGTAGTGGGTTTGCCCCAATGATACCAGTAGAAGTAATAAATAAAATAAGGAGTACTATCAAGAATCCGGGCAATGCCAATAGCAATGAATCGGATTTTTTATTGCAAAAAACTAAGGCACAATTAAATTTATTAAAATTAAAAGGAGAGATGATTAATGAATAGGGAAGAATATTTAGCAAAAAGACAGGGGCTATTAAATGAAGCAGAAAAATTAATTAATGACGGCAAGATAGAAGAAGCCAATACAAAAATGGAAGAAGCTAAGAAGTTAGATAATCAATGGGAAGAAATCGCAAAAGCACAGGCTAATTTAAATGCACTAAATGACAACAATAAAGGATTAGACATTACTAATTTATCAGGCAATAAAGGAGTTGATGGTGTAGTGGTAGATACTCTAGATAAAAATGCGGTAGCAACTGAAACAGATATATACAATTCTATTGAGTACAGAAAAGCATTTATGAACAATGTTGTGAAAGGAACTCCAATTCCTGAAAAATTTCTAAACATAGACCAAAACACAACTACTAGTGACGTAGGTTCTGTAATTCCTACAACCATATTAGAAAAAATTATAGAAAAACTAGAAGCAACAGGAATGATTTTACCTTTAGTTACTAGAACATCTTACAAAGGCGGATTAGCAATTCCTACATCAACTGTAAAGCCAGTAGCAACTTGGACAGCAGAGGGTAGCGGATCAGATAAGCAAAAGAAAACTACAGGCAATGTAGTATTTAATTATTATAAGTTAAGATGTGCAGTATCTGTATCATTTGAAACTAGCATTGTAACTCTTGGTGTATTTGAAACAGCTATAATCAATAACATTGCAGAAGCTATGACTAAAGCATTAGAGCAATCTATTATATCAGGCACAGGTGAAGGACAACCTACTGGTATCTTAACTGAAACTGCTCCAGAAGGACAAAATATTGACATAGCAGCAGATGCAGATGCTGATTACAAAACTTTAGTTGAAGCAGAAGCAGCTTTGCCATTAGCATATGAATCAGAAGCTGCATGGTGTATGACTAAGAAAACATTCATGAAATTTATAGGTATGGTAGATAGTAATAAACAACCTATTGCTAGAGTTAATTATGGCATAAACGGAAGACCAGAAAGAACTTTGCTAGGTAGAACTGTTGTATTAAACGATTATATGACTAGTTTAGGTGCGACTCTCACCAAAGATACAGTTGTAGCATTTTTATTTAACTTCAAAGACTATGTATTAAACACAAACTACAATATAACTGTTAAAAAATATGAAAACAATGACACAGATGATCAGGTAACTAAAGCTATTATGCTTGTTGATGGTAAAGTTGTAGATAAGAATTCCTTAGTAACTATAACTAAGAAGTTTGCTTAAGAGTGGCTTAAATGCCGCTCTTTTTAATATGGTGGTGATTAAATGCTACAAGATATAAAAGATGCATTAAGGGTAAATAGTGATGATTTAGATATTGAAATACAAGATTTAATAGAAGCTGCAGAAGCTGATTTAATTCTTAGTGGAGTTAATAAAGACAAGGTTGTAGATACAGATCCATTAATCAAAAGAGCAATAACGGTATATTGCAAGGCTAACTTTGGGTATGAGGACCCTAAAATAGCAGAAAGATTTCAAGAATCGTATATAAGCTTAAAACATCACTTAACATTATCTCAAGAATATACAGAGGTGATATAGTCATGTACTCACCAAATTTAAGAGAAAAAATAATATTTCAAAAGAAAACAGAACCTACGGGTCCAGTTATACCATTAGACGATTATGAAGATTATAGTTCTATTTGGTCCGAAGCTAGATTCCTAAGAGGTAAAAACTTCTATGCTGCAAGGGCTGCTAATGTAAAAATAGATGTAGAATTCATAATACGTTATAGAACAGATTTAGACGAAACTATGAGAATTAAATTTGGCGGTAAATTATACAACATAGAAGGAATATTACCTCTAGACAATAATAAGATGTATATGGCAATTAGGGCTTATGAAATTAAACATGATATGTAGAATATTCCCCTACAATATTGTATAATGTTGGCAAAGGGGGAGAGACGCTATGGATATTAGATGGAAAGATGGGGAAGGTAATATTTTAAATGCTAATGAAGAAAAAATTATATATCTTGATGCAGATACTGATACTAAAACCGTATTAAGAAAAGAAGAAGTAAAGAAGATCACAATAGAAGATGGTTTGATGAATATCTTCAGGGATTTTGAAAACGATTTAGTTTTAACTATAGTAATACCAAAGGGGAATAACAAAAATGCAGTAAAAATCTTCAACAAATACGATAAGACTGGAGCTATGTTAAAAGGAAAATCTAGTAATTTTTTATTAGATTTGATACTTGAATCATCTATGGTAGCTGGTAATCCTTTTTTAGGTTTAATAGCTATTATATTTATAGTTGCAGTATTATTGCTAGGACTAACTAGAATTTTAAATATTATATTTGGAGACTTCGGAATTACTATAGCTAGAATATTAGTTTTTGGTTCCCTTGCATATGTGGTGATAGGTAATATCCTAGTAAGAATAAATAGAAAAAGAATAATGGAAATAGATGAAAAAACAGTACCGAAGAATTAAATATTATCTTTGAAGCACTCATTATGAGTGCTTTTTTATTGAGGTGATGCAATGTCTTATAAAATTAAATCAAGTGAAAGCGAAGAAATAAATGTATTTTTAGAAGGAATAATAGGAGCCGCAAATAACGATCAAGAATATAAACATATGGTAAGTGATGAATATGGGTTATAATGTAAGCTATGAAAATGATGATTCCATACAAATATATCTAGATGAAATAACAAAAGATGCGGAAAAAGCAGAAAAAGAAATGCTGCAAGAAGCAGGAGACGAACTAAAGAAATATGCAATAGCAGAGCTAAACAGGCATAAACGGGTGCTAAATAATAGAACAAGAATAGCCTTAGCAGATGATGTAAAAAGGGCCATAAAAACCGATAAATATGGAAATAAGTACGTAAGTGTTGGTGGTGGCAAAAAAACAGGTACCTTGTGGCATATAGTAAATGATGGGAACTTACATTCAATGCCTACGCACTTTATGGATGGAGCTTTGGCAAGGATGGATGGAAACATAGATAGACTGTGGGATAAAATATTGAGGTGATGCTATGATTGATACAGTTTACAACATACTAGAACCTTTAAATATACCAATACAATTTATGCTAAGACCAAAGATTGATAGCACAAGTAAAATTGGGATAAGCTATCATTTTTTCAATGAAAATGATGATTTATATGGAGATGGAGAGGGAAGGGAGCAAGGCGGTAGCTTGCAAATAGATATATTTTCTACTGTAAACTATTCCGATATAGTAAATCAGGTAAAGAACCTAATGAAAGCAAATAAATTTAGATTAGCAGATATGAGAGATAGCGATGATAGTTTAAACGGCACACAATACTATCATAAGATACTTATTTTTAATTATTCAGAAAAGGAGGTAATGAATAATGGAATATAAAATAAACGTAAAAAATGTACATTTAGCTGAAATTACGGAATCACCAGAAGGCACGTTGACATTCGGTACCCCAGAGCATATGCCAGGAGCCATGGAAATAGGGAGGGAACCTGAGGTAGCTTCTGGAGAATTGCGTGGTGATGGTAAAATAGCTCATACAACTTCAAGGAAAAATGCCTATAAAGTAACAATATCGCAAAATAAATTGTCTAGTAAATGGCGAAGGTACATGGAAGGAGTTACTGTAAACAGTGGTGTGGAGAGTGGAACATCTAAGGACGAACCTAAACCATTTGCAATGGGTTGGGAAGTAGAAAAAACAGGTGGGAAAAAAGAGCTGATATGGTTCTTATACGGGAAAGCAGATCCATTTAAAGAAACTGTTAAGCAAAGC